CTGTCGCCGTGCCGTCATTGCCCGCCGTCGCCGTGCCATCATGGCCCGCCGTCGCCGTACCGCGATGGCCAGCTGTCGCCGTACCGCGATAGCCCGCTGTCGCCGTGCCGTCATTGCCCGCCGTCGCCGTGCCGTCATTGCCCGCCGTCGCCGTACCGCGATGGCCAGCTGTCGCCGTGCCGTCATTGCCCGCCGTCGCCGTGCCACCAAGGCCCGCCGTCGCCGTACCGCGATGGCCAGCTGTCGCCGTACCGCGATGGCCAGCCGTCGCCGTGCCGTCATTGCCCGCCGTCGCCGTGCCGTCATTGCCCGCCGTCGCCGTGCCGTCATTGCCCGCCGTCGCCGTGCCGCGAATGACAGCGGCATTCGGGTGCTTCTTTTGAATCAACGCGGTCGCTTCGGCACACGTCCCGGTTAGTACGACCTCACCGCGAGGAAACTTCACCTTGCCACCCAGCTCGACGATGGTGCTCTTCTCGACACGCACGACTTGCCACAAGCGTTTGTCCGAGATGTCGGAAACTGAACTATCGCCCTCCCCTCGAAGCCAGCCGTGCAAGCCGTGTCCGCATTCGGGCTTCGGATCCCAATCCGGCGCTTCGACGAAGCCTTTTTCGGGCCACTGAAACCCACCATGCGCCTTCCGTTCCTTGTCGACGGTTCGGAGGACATAGACGAATCTCTTCTTTTCCCCCGCGCCCATCAAAGCACCTCCACCGCGCGACTTGCGCTGCACGAGATCAACGCCTGGACCGCCTCGTCGTCCGTCCAGAAGAACGCATGCGCGCTCTCGACGAAGATGCAGTCGTGTTCGCCTGCAACCCACACCGGAATGCGCTGACCGAGGGCGATGCCGAGCTCGACCCATGCACCGGTGCTCGGCTTGTTGGGCGCAAGAAGGAGGACGCAATCGGCGGCTTCGACCGCCTTTTGGTCAAGCCTCGCCGACTCCCTCGCCATCTTGCGCGTGTACTGCGACGGGTCCACGCCGAAGCCTGGATCGTCCGTCCAATCGTGCGTGATCTGCACGCCAGCGGCGCGGAGCTTCGCGATGACGGGGATCGCTCGGGTGTGGCGCTCGCTCGATGCACCGGCCACGTAGACTTTGATGCTCATGCTGCCTCCTTCAAACGTTCATGGAGCTTCTTCAGTGCGCCTGCTTCGATCTGTCGGATGCGCTCTCGAGTGAGCCCCAAGGGGACGCCGACCTGTTTCAACGTAAGACCCCACCAAAAGCGCTGGACGATGACCTCGCGCTCCTTTGCGGTCAGACAGGCAAGGGCCTGTCGGACGGACCGCTCCGCGATGTAATCCTCGTGCTCATCCCAGAGGCCGATGACATCGTGGAGCGTAAACGTCGCTCCGTCCTCGCCGCCCGGACGAGTGACATCGAACGACGTCACGGGTACTTTGACCTTCTCCTTGAGGCCGCCTCGGATGCCCCGTCGGCCGTAATCCCAGGCCCGGCGATTGATCGCGGCCCAGACGGGGTAGTGCACCCATGAGAGCGGATTCGCCCCGCCGGTCTTTTTCCACTTCCGAAGGGAAGCGACCGCGGCCGCGAGGCCGTCCTGGTACAGGTCCTCGACCTCGAGGCGATAGGACTTCGCGTAGCGTGCAGCGACCTTGTAGATGAACGGCTTGATCGATTCGAGCTGCCGAGCAACGCGTCGGTCCTTGATGGGGGTTGCGGTCATGGCTCGGTGCGTTCTTTCAGCGTGGCGATCGCGGCTTGGAACGTTCGGCGGATGTCTCGGTCGGAACGGTCGAGTGTCTGGGCAATCTCCTCGAAGGTCTCGCCGGCCATCCAACGGAGAACTACGGCGCGCCCTCTCGGAGACAGGCTGTCGAGGATCTCCCGAACGAAGACGATTACCTCGTTGGTTGTCGCTTCGGCAGGAACGGAATCGATATCCTCATCTGTCGGAAGAATGACTTGCTCTGTCACCGCGCGCAGCATGGCTGCGAGGATGAATTTCTGTGCGTATGTCCAGAGGCTGGAATCGCCTCTCCACTTTTGGGAAGCCTCCCAAAGTGCAATACGACCCTCGTGCATCAAATCCCGAAAAGGGACTCCGCTGCCCGCGAATCGTGCAACTATCTTTTCAAGCTTCTTATCAAATGCACGAATATCGATGTTGCTGGCCGCCTGGGCAAGCGATGCTGCTGTTTGCATATAGTATTAGGCGTAATTCGGAGTTGAAACCGGCAGAAAAATCTATGCCACCCAAGGCACGAGTCGCCCGTCGACGAACTTCGGCTGCGCGTTCTTGGACCATCGGCGCATGAGGAGAGGTTCCATTTTCGTCCACGGGATCGGGACGTCAGGCAGGTACTCGTTCGCGCCCACCATCATGAGCCGGGCCATTACGTACGCCGCATCGTGGGCGCGCTCGTCGTCAGGCACCTCGGCGATGAATTCGTCGTGGACGAACGCGACGATTCGACAATTGAAGAGCGGACTCGTCGGTTCGACGTACATGGCCCTTGTGATGAGCCACCCCGCCCGCTTCGCGCAGTCGGCGGCAAGTCCCTGGAAAGGCGTATTGCACCGGGCGCAGTAAGTCGCCTGGCCACGGAAGCGCCTAGTAAAGAGCGACTCGACGGACCCACGGCCGTCCTCGGTCGTCTTGAGCGAATCAGCGCGAGAGAACCACTGCGCCATTTCCGGGAAGGCTTGGAACCATTCCTGCTTGAGCGACTTCGCCCGTTCCTCGTCGAGATCGAGGTCCGCCCATGCCTGCTTCGGGTCGACCCCCTCGCCTCGCGCCGCGGCCATGACACCCTTGCGCGTAGCGGTGACGAACTTCTTCGCGCCCATGCCGCCCGGGAATCCGAAGTTGGCGGCCTTCGCGAGCTGCCGTTTCTTCTTGATTTCGGCGTCTTTCTTGCGAACGGTCGCCTCTTCATAGGTGATACGGAGCATCTTCGCCGCGAACCAGAGATGCGGGTCGAGCCCCTCGTTCAACGCTTCGGCGAGCCTGCTCTCCCCGAAGGTGGTCATGCAGCACTGCGCGAGCGTATAGAGTTCGAGGGTGGGGTAGTCGCACTGCGCGAGGACTCTGCCGTCACGGGCGATGAAGGCCTCCCGGATCCCCGGGCGCTTGCCGACGTTCTGGATGTTCAAGACGCTTCTCGCTTTCCGAGACGGGCAACGGCCGCCCGGTATCCCGGGTGGTCGGAGAAATGACAGCCCTTGTCGTCGCACCACGCGGTCAAAGGGTTCCGAAGGAGCACGAGCCCGCAGCGCTTGCAGAGCGGTTTACCCATGCGCCGAGGTTGGACAAACGTGTGCCCTTCGAGCTTGTAGGCCTGCCGTCGCTCGATATCGGCAACAGTCAGGCCGGAGTCGTCACGGACCCAATCGCTCATGATCGTCTCCCCGACGATGTCGTACGCCCCGTCTCCGCGAGCCCGTACGACGTATGGATCGGCAAGTGAACGCCCTCGCTCAGCGCCTTGACGTCATTCGAAAGAACCTTCCGAGACTGCGAGTAATTCGCGTACGCGATGAGCACGTCGTCCTCGGTCGCTTCGCAGGCGTCGAAGTCGAGGCACACATGGTCCTCGCAATCGGCGTGTCCGCCCTTCACTGCGGGGAGCTCGGTCCCGTCGAGGAGCGTGCACTTCGTCCCGTCGCCGTGCGTCGCGGTCCGCGGGATAGTGAGTCCGTCCCGATGGCAGACGTCGAGCATCCGCCGCTTCGCCAGCTTCGTATCCCGCGAGCCGTCGGGACGAACGAGACTGAGCGTTTGGAGCTCTTCCTCGAGCTCGGCAATGTCCGCTTCGGTCTCCCGGCGAAGGACCTCGACGCCGTGCGCGTCCGTTCGCAGGCCCCAACACGATGAGAGATGCAACCAGAGCGCGGCGCGGGCCTGGCGGTACTGGTCGTCCAACCACTGGGCGTGCGGCTCTTGCGCAGCAAAAACGGCGAGGGTCGCGCGCGCGTCGTCGAGCGGATAACGAAGGACCCCCGAGGGATCATCATTGGCGATCCCTCGGAGGTCTTCGTCCCTTGCCTTGCCCAGCCCTGCCTCGCCTAGCCCAGCCACGCCTTGCCTGGCCCCGCCACGTTGTTCGAGCTTTTCTTTTGCGAGCTCTTGCACCTCTTTCGCTCGCTTCTCCCATTGGTCAAGAGGCGTATTCGCGAAGAGCGAGTACAGCATTCGCCAGCCGTCCTTTTTCAGCTCCATGCCGGCGTAGCGTTTCGCTAGATCTGCCAAGCTGTAGTTTCGCTTCACGAAGACGCCGCGACCTACGTGCTTGCGTCGGAACGTGCCGGACGCGATGTCGAGGAGCCACGCGCGGATGAGCGTGTCCGTGACACGGTCTGCCTCGTAGGCGGCGAAGACGAGCGGAAGCAGCGACGGGAACGCTTCGCCTATGACCGCCATGTCATAGGCGGAGTTGTGGAGAACGAGAAGGCACTCAGGGTCTTCGAGCCACCCGCGGATGAGCGGTTCAGCGTCGGTGGGATGAACGATACGGGCGTCCTCGCCTGGTGACTGGTAGGTCACGCAGACGAGGGCCGGCGCGAGGTTCGCTGGACGGATCAATGCCGTCTCCGTGTCCCATGCCACGATTCGCATGGTCAGCCCGCGACGAGCTCGGGATACGCCGTGAATACCCGCAAGGCGCCGTCGTGAAGACGCTCCTCGATGCCGCCGGCTGCCTCGATGCAACGGAAGGCGCCATCGACGTCGAGCCCCTCGAGGCGCCGCGACTCGGCGCGTAGAAGCTCAGCCAAACGACGCAAACGCTCGCGCTCGACGGGGCTCATGCGGCCCTCGGGGGGCGAACCGTCGGAATCGCATTTTGCGTGTATTCGCCAAGCTCGCGCGGGGGTTGATACCGCGGCAACTCAGCGAGATCTGTTACATTCGGACAAACCGGCGGGCGGATACAATTTCGATGGCCGGCAACGGAAGATACGCTACGACTGTACATCGTTCACCTCGTCATAGGAGGGGGACCGGCCGGGGCCCTGGCAGGGGCGCCCGGCACTTTCTAAAAGGGTCCGTAGTGGCAGCTACGGACCCTCTTTCTTTTCCTACATCTAAACCGGCTCGTTCTTCCGGCTCTTGGGCTCCTTCGAGACCCTCGCCGCCGAAACTGGGTTCGGCTTGCAATGGTCTCAGGGTAGTTCTACCAGAGCCCGGATCACGCGCCAGGTATAAAGTGCAATTCGTGAAAAATGGCTACGCGAATGTAAGGCGAACAGCGTGTCTACCAGGACGCTGCGCCCCTTGTCAGCTGAAGCATTGAGTTTGACGCTAGATGTCATCTTGTCAGCTGCTAAGAAACTTCGACGGCGGGCGACCATTGGTGGATCGTGAAGAGGCCGCCTGTCGCCTGACCCGGCTTCGGTCTCGTTGGCTTCTTGAAAGTCTCGAGCTTGACGGGCAGGCCGGCGATCTCGGCGACCATCTCTCGGACCTCGGGCGCGACCTTTGCAGCGTACTCCTCGTCGACGAGGGCCATCGCGATCGCCGTCGCAAACTTGTGGAGCTCGGGGTCCTGCTTCGGTGTCGGTGCGTTCTTCGGGTCCGTCCCTGTCAGCGCGAAGACGAAGTTCTTGATGTCGGCGAAGGCGTAGGTATTCCCCTCGATCTTCACTTGGTACGTCCGCGACGCACCCGGCGCGACCTCGGGATTCGACGAAGAGATGACCTCGAACTCCGCCGTAAAGAAATGCTTCCCGGCGTTCTCCGGTCTCCGTGAGGTGACGCACTTGATCGACTTCACGACGAGATCGAAGCGGCCCTCCTCGAAGTATTGCCCTGCGCCAAAGCCCTCGGCCGTGTCCATACCTGCAAACATTTGCTCTGCGAGACTCATGTTTCTCTCCCTTTCACCCAACCGCCGGAGCAGTACGAGCGAGGCTTGCCCGCACCGCTGCATCTTTCGACTCCAAGAGTTTCCGTAGCGCCACCGTGCGTTCCGCATTGCGCGGCAAGGCGGCTATCAACTTCTCGGCGAGCTCGCCGAACGGTTGACTGATCTTCTGCAACGCTTCCGGCAGATGGCCATATTCGAAAAACTGCATAATCGGCTCGCTCATGTTTCTCTCCTTCATTTGCCCCAACGCGGTCCGGACCACGACGCGATGTCGTCCTCGTCCGGCCAAGTGATGTCTCCGGCCAAAAGCTTCGACTCGCTCCCGACGGTGTCGCGAATCGATTCAGCGCCCGCGACGGCCTTGCTCCAAGCGCGTGCGTGCTCAGCGCATCCAAGGAAGACGTCCACCGTGACGTCGTGGGACTGCCCCGGCCGATGGGTTCTTCCGATCAGCTGTTGCCACTTGTCCGCGCCTTCCTCGGGCGACACCACGAGGTTGCGATGCCACTTCTTCTGTAGGTTGCGCCCCTCGCGATTCGCATCGACAGAGACGATGATGGCCCGCTTCGGGTCGCCATCGTCGACGAACGAGCCGTCTGCGGCGAGGCCTTTGGCGCCATAGTACTTACAACCTGAAAGTTGTGAGAGCCGTTCGGCGAACGCGACGTGCTCCGTCCAAATGATCCCCGGGCGTGCCATCCACTTCGCCGCCACGCGCAAGGCGCTGTCGTCGTGCCAGACGGGGACCGGGTTTGGAACGAATCGGTCCCGTACCGCGCGCCATGCCTCGAGGAGGGGCACACCCTCGGCGAGGCGCGGGAACTTCTTTCGGACGTCCTCGTCGCGGACGGCGAGCTCGAGGTGAAGCGGGGAGTCGAACGTCCGGGACCTCGAAAGGACATCGCGGACCCATTTGAACCATGCCGAGCGCGGTTGCGACCACCAAAGCGGTGGCCGAGGATCCCAAATCGAATGGAACCCGAGCGCGAGCTCCTTCGCGTGGCGCCAGAGGTCGACGGCCTCCATGAGCTCCCAACCATCGGGTGTGGTCCATTCCTCGCGAAGCGTCCGGAAGTGCTCGTTCGTGATCGGCTTGACGTCGTACCGAAGCGCCACGATCCTCAAACCAGCCTTTACTTCCGTGCCACCCTCGGCCGAGCAGACAATGCCTGGCGTCTGCCGTAGACGGTCACGAAAGCCTTGCCGTGCGTCGAGGACATCATCGCCCGTGCGCTTGACCGCCAGCTTCAGTAGTGCGCCCGGCTGAAGGCGTGTGAATTCGTCGTTCGTCTCGTCGAGGGCCAGGGCCCATTCGTCGACCTCGGCATCGCTGGTCGGTATCGGCGCCTTGTCCTTGAGGCACCATCGAACGATGTGCGCGAAGTCCCGCAGCGACTTCCGCATGATGGTGCCCGTCATCGCGACGAACTTCGTCGTCGGATGTTTCTTCATGTACTTCTCGACCCTTTTGGTCACGGCCGCGTCGCGGTTCTTCAGCTTCTGCGATTCGTCCGCGATGATGAGGTCGGGCTCGTAGACGTCGAGCTCCGCTGCGCTTTGGACAAGGCCGAGCATTTGGTAACTCATGAGACGGATGCTTGTCGGGATGAGCCAATGGCGTGAAAGTTCGTCGCGCTCGCGCGCGGTCTTCTGGATCAGATGAGCGGGCAAGAGGAGCAGCGGGCTCTTTGCGGAAAGAACGTACGCGGCCAAGAGGGAAATAAGGGTCTTGCCCTCGCCGACGTCGAGCGGCAGGAACCCTCCGCTACACTCCCAGATCTCCTTGAGCGCAAGGGCTTGGAGCGGGCGGAGCTGCATCGTGCCCGCGGGCGTGCGCAGAAGCTCAGAGAGCTCCAACCGCTCAAAGCGAGGCGTACGGCGAGGGAGGGTAAGGATCCGGCGCAGCTCTGGCGTTTCGCGGATCTCACGCATCACGCCGCTTTCCGTGACCACGCCGCGATGCGCGCCTCGGCGATCTCCACAAACTCCGCCTCGCCCTCGATTCCGAACACCATCGGCCAACCGGCCTGGAGTGCGCCGATGATCTCGCTCCCCGCACCGCAGTACGGGATCAGAAGGGTCGCGTCCGGCGTCGGTGGACGAATCATCGTCGCGAGCCATCGGGCCAGCGCGATCGGTTTCAGCGTCGGATGATGATTCCTTGCGCCAGCCGTTCGGCCCGCACCTGCTCGAGGCGATGAGAGCCCATCGGACTCCTCTTCGCGGTCCGTCATCTCGCCCGCCGAGCGCAACGGAAGTGTCTCGCAACCGAACTCTCTCTCCTTCGTCGACACCTTCGCCGAGAAGAAGAACCGCGACGGTCCGCCATCGTCGGCATAGATGCGAGACTTCGGCGTCTGCAGTCCATCGCCATACACGAGATGCGGCGACGAAGGTTTCGTGCCGTTGTGTGGATGAGATACCGAGGGATCTGCACGTCCCGTCAATGTGGACTTCCGGCGTCCGACCGTCGCATCCAGGAGCGCGGCCGAGACCTCGTCGAACCCGACGTTAGGCGGCCAACGACCACCCGCGTCCGGTTTGGGCTCGCGTGCGTAGTTCGCGCCCGACATGGCGACGTTGTGCGAGTGGGCGGATCCAGTCTTTGAGTACCCCGATACGTCATCCGAATCACGCTTGAGGCGGCACGCGTCGATTGCGAGCGCGCCGACTCCCCAACGCGCCACGTTCTCGGCGACAGTCCCCTCGAGCGGCTTCCTCGCGAGGATGATGGGTTCCCAACACGGCTTCAGTGCGGTCCCGTAGCCGTCCCACATCACAGCCAAGTCCGTTGCGGGCGTCGTGATGTCGACGAGCTTCGTCCCCGTCGTACGCATCCCCTTCCCGTGCTCAGCGAAGCCGTGACCACCTTCCACGTACGCCGCGTTGCCCGTCAGTGCACGTTGCCCCACGACGCGCCTCGTCGCGCCCGCTGCCTTGTCCAGGGCCTTGGAGACATTGTGGGACTTCGGAAAGCCCTTGGCGTAGAGCCAGCAGAGACAGTCCCGAAGCTCGAACCCAGCGTCTTCGATGCCTGTCGCGATGCGATGGAACGTCCTCGAGCCGCCGAACGAGAGGAGCGCCGCGCCCGGCTTCAGGACACGCAAGGCCTGGCGCCAGACATCGACCGGGGGTACGTCGTAATCCCATCTCTTCGCCATGAAGCGCAAGCCGTACGGCGGATCGCACAACAGGGCGTCGCACGAGTTGTCAGGTAGATCGCTCAGCGCCTCAAGGACCTCGGCGTGGACGATCGCGTGGGCGCCGAAGGTCATTTGCAGCGCGCCATTCCCGTGAAGAAGTCGGAGAACGTGCACTCACGGTTCGGGAGCGCACCGTCGAGGCCGTAGTAGAGCGTGCGGAGCTGCACGTCCTTATCCCCCGCGACGACGCCAAGAAGCGCGCAGATCTTCTCTGCCGTGCCCTCGTCGATTTCGATCTTGATGGTTGCGGGTGGCTGAATGCGTTCGATCTTCATGTGCGTGTCCTCCGGTTCTGCCCGTCGCCCCACGTCTTCACGCGCTTGCCGCTCTCGCGCTCGACGACCTGCCACACTCCGTTGTGCTGCACGAGCGCGTGCTTTGAGTCTTTCTTCGCGACGCCCCAGAGCTCGGCGGGGTCTTTCCCGTGTTCGTACTGCAGTCTCATGGCGCACCTCGCAGTGCGAGGGCAAGCCAGCGCAATACGTCTCCGAGCATGTAGACCCCAAAGAAGTAGTGCGTCTGTCCGAGCTCGTTCGACCAACCTCCATCGTGGAGGCCGAGGGCGAATTGCCCCGCGGCACACGCGGCGAAAAGGGCCGCGTAGAGGCCGGGGCTCATGGCGAGCCTCGCAGTTCTGCCGCGAGCTTCTCGAACGCGGCTGCGAGGGCGTACCTCGTCGTCCTGTCCGCGAGGCGGACGAATTGGTCGAGGTCCGACATAGCCTTCGCATGCGTGACTTCCGCAGGCGGTTCGTTCTGCAGTGTCACGTCCTCGGGCGCAGGTGCCGTCTGCTCTGCTTTCGGTGGACGACCACGACGCTTCACCCCGAGGGGTGGTAATGTCGCTACGGGCACCTCCTTCTCGGGCGCCGCGGCCGGGAAGACCGACGCCGACTCCGGCGGATTGATCGGCGCCGCTTGGCCGGCGACCTCGTACGCGAAGATCGGGGCGCCGTTGGGGCGCTTGCCGATGACCGCGTAGCGTGGGTCTTGCGGCGCCGTCATCCACGCGGCCTGCGGGTTCGCGGCGACATGCTCGGCGACGGAGGGCGAAGGAGGCGAGGGTGCAGATTGCGCGGCAGGCGCCGGCGCAAGTGCAGCCGCTTGCTGTCCTGTCTGCGCCCCCGCCTTCTTTGCCCTCATAGCTGCCAACATTGATCCTGCGTTGCTCATGATCTCGACCCTTTCTTCCTTTGCGGCGATTGCCGCGATGACTTGCGCCGGTGAGAGATTGCACCGGTCGCGATATGGACATCCGCCGTAGGCCTCGCAGGCCTCGGGGTTCGCCGGCAGATCGAGCGGGTTCGGGTTCTGATCCCGAACCCCTTTCATCTCGATCGCGATGTTGTCGATTCGCTGAAACTGTTCCGCCGCGTGGTCCGCGGTCACTCGTAGCTGTGTCTGCTTCGCTCTCCTCGCCCCGCGCGTCTGGAAGTACACCCACGCAAGGTCCGCGACGGGTTTGCGCGTGAGGTACATTCCAGCGAACGCGTAGAGCTGTGCCTGTACGTCTGTCTTCAGGTCCTCTTCACTCTTGGCCCATTTCAGGTCGCTCGTCGTCTTGAAGTCGATGATCGTCAGATTCGTCGTGGTGCCGTTTCCTTCGGGCATCCATAGGTCGATGTATCCTTGGAACTTGATTCCTATTGGTTCTTTCTTCCCGTCAACTTCGATGAATGTCGGACTCGGTATTACGAAATGCTTCTGTACTTCTAACTTGTTCGATTTCGGCTTCGGTAGATAGACCAATCCCGACGCGGCGATCTCCCCTGATGGCTTCGTGAAGTCGAAGGGGCGATCGTCGCGCAGGTATGGCTGTAATTGGTACGTGTCTACTTCTTCACCCAGAGCGGCTGCGGGGTGCTGCGGTGTCTTGAGGCCAGCCAGATAACGAAACGCCCATTTGCGGGCGCAGTCGCGGTAGAGCTGGATCTGGCTGGCGCTCGTCAGCCACACGTCGACGGCGTGCGCCGTGATGGGGATGCCGTCGACAACCACGAACTAATAGGCGTTCGCGGGGCGAAAAACCGGCAACTACCGCATACGGCCTACAACAATTCCCAGTTTACTGAATACCTCGCAGAAGCGATTCAACTGTTCGCCGATATAGAATATCGCCTGTCCTTGGCGTGTCGGGAACACTTCGTCCTTTGCGTTATAGAAAGAGATGCGGCCGCGCGTGAGGCAGAACGGAAATCGCTGCGCGAGAGAATGAAACCATCCGGCATCGGTGCAGTTGTTCACGAGGTAGATCGCTTCAATTACACGATCGGCGTCAACTTCTTCTAGGAGATGTTCCGTGAACGCCTTGATCGCTGCGGCAGAGTACGGCGGATTGCAGAACACGCGGCCGTACCATTCCTTCGTGAGCGCGTCGTCCTGCTTCGTGAAGTATGCCTTTGCCTGGACGTTGCGCTGGGCCTTGGTGTTCGAGGCAGGATCCAGGTCTATCTTGCCGAGAACGCGGCGAACGGCATCGAGAATATCCGGGGGCGTATACCATTCGTCACCGTCGTAATCTTCAGATGCACTTGCGGCGGTAACTTCGCGCAACAGACCTTTGGGTGTAACTACGTCACCTCGGAACTCAATGGCTGCTTTGGCTGTCTCAATTCTATCGGTAGTTGCGTGTACTAAAGGTTTGAACTTGTTTAGGGTTGAACTGTGGATACCTATTGCCTCGGCTAGTGCGTGCTTGCCGGGGGTTGCGGGTGTTCCTCTGCCTCTGTATCCGGTATCCGAACCTGAGGAACCAGGACCTTTCAGGTCTTCCAAGTCCGTTCGATGCCCTTCGATGCTGGGCTCCTCCTCATAGAGTTTCGCAAGTGCAATGGTCGCATCCGTCACAACCCTTCCAGCGGACTGCGCAGCGGCCAACCCTCCCGCCTTCTTGCGCGTGTACAGCTGAATCGCCATTGCGCGGTCGCGCACGTCTTTGATCTCGTCCACACTCGCGGCCTTCTCCAACGCGGCGGCAAGGCGCTCGATAACGAGAAGCTCCTTCTTAGTGTCCTCCGGGACAGTGATGAGGGCCGCGCTCACTCTGCAGCCTCCACGGATACGACACGATGTCCGCCGCAACCTTCGCAGTAAAAGCGCTGCGAGCCCTCTGGGTCGTTCCGGCGACTCTCGGCGGGCTCCCACACATGCTCATGCGTGGGAGTGCTCGTGACAACAAGCGGAAGCACGCGCCTGGAGGGAGCTGTGGAGCGCGCGACCGTCTCCTCGTTCTCTACCCAGTCAAGCGCCGGACCGCGGTTCTCTGTACCTCTACGCGCATGCCCCAGCCGCTCCAGTGGAGCGAGATCCGGCAAAATCTGACGAAGCTGCGCCTCGATGGGGGGCGATGGATTCGTCGGCGGACTGAGCTCATTGAAGTAAGAGGCCAGCCGTCGCGTGTGCAACGGCTTCCCTGTCTTGCTGTTTATGATCTTCTCGCAAAGCTCCGCTCTCGTGAACCCCGCTCTGCGCATCTCAGACTTGAGTGATTCTGCAAATCGTGCGTCCCATGTCATGTACCTATAGGCGTTCGGCCGAACGGAAACCGGCAAAACACTTTTCGTGCCACGTCGCACTTTGCCGGTTTTGCCGTTCTGCGCCGCCTATTACGTGCATGCCCCTTTCCACGCCCGTGCTCTTCCCCATTCGTTCGATCATCAACGGGAAGTGCGGATGTGGCAGACCGACATGCTCGATGGTCGGCAAGCACCCGGCCGTGCTCTGGAAAGATCTCACCTATGACCCCAACGGCTGGCGCCCCACCCCGGGCCAAGGCTATGGCATCAAGACGGGTGCACTGCCGAAGGGCTCAGGCGTCGTTGTCGTCGACTGTGATAGTGATGACGCTGTCCAGGTTCTTTGGACACTCGGGCCGATTCCGAAGACATACACCGTCCAGACGCCGCGGGGGATCCACCTCTACTTCGAGCACCCAGGCTTCCGTGTAAAGAACAGCGCCGGCGCGCTCGCTAAGGGGATTGATATTCGCGGCGATGGCGGCATGGTCGTGGGGACGGGCTCGCCTCACAAGAGCGGCGACACGTACGAGGTCCTCGAGGACATCGCGCCCGCGCCCCTGCCCACGTGGCTCGCGGATTGGCTTCGCGCACAATCTCCCGAAGTAACAACAACGACCCCTATTGCGACGAATGGAGGCTCAGGCGAGGCCTCGCACACGAACGCGGCGGCGAAACTTCTAGGCGACGCATGGCCCAAGACAGGGCGGCATACAGCACAGATGGCGCTCGCTGGCGCCTTGTGTCGTGAGGGCTGGTCCGAGAAAGAAGCACTCGACTTCCTTTGCACCGTCTGCCGTATCGCCGGCGACGAGGATCGACCGAAGCGCACACAGACGATTCGGGATACGTACGCGCGTGCAGCCAAGGGCGGCACGGTGTACGGCTGGACAGAGCTCGGCGCGCATGTCGACCGCGTCGTTGTGAACGCCGCGCGACCGATGCTCAAGCCTGATGCAGGGGGCGAAGCAGACTTCCGCGCGATCTTCGAGTCGACGCGCATTGCCGAGCCGCCCTCGGCCGCAAAAAAGAGCTCCATCTTCTGGGGCTCGTGGGACCGAGACGTGAAGCCGCCCGAATGGTTGATCAGAGACCTAATCCCCGTTGGCACTGTCGGGGCGCTAGTCGCGCATGGGTCCTCGCTCAAAACATGGGTGATGGCCTCGATGGCAATTGCAGTGACACACGGCGAGCCTTGGCTGGGGAGATTCGATACGCGTAAGAGACGGGCGCTCATCGTCGATTATGAAAGCGGTGCGTATGAACTCCGACGACGGGCCTCGATTCTTGGCGCGGGCGCAAGTCCAGACCTCGGCGCATGGCCGTATCCGGACAAGCGGATAGACACGTGGGAGTTCTGGGACTCCCTCCTCAACATCGAGGGCATTGGTCTCGTGTGTATCGACTCGCTCGCCGAAGGCACGACCCCCGGCGTCGACGAGAACAGCAAAGAGGCTGCGTTGCCGTTGCAATGGGCAGCCAGATATACGGAGAAGACCAATGCCGCTGTGCTCTTCGTTCATCACTCAAAGAAGGACGACAGCGGCGACGTACGGAAGTCAGTACGCGGCTCCACGGCGATCTACGCCGCGATGGATTGGTGTTACGGATTCGAGAAGCTCGAAGAGACGGACGCACACCATCGACAACGCATCGTCTGCACGAAGCCTTGCATGGGCGCCAAGCCGGGCGCGTTCTCGGTGGAGCTCACGGACTCGGGACTGCGCCTGCATCTCAGCGGAAGGCCTGAGAAGTCGAAGTACGACTATACCGACGAGGAGCGCAAAGACGCGATCCTCGACGCCATGAATGCACACGCTCAGGCGGGCGAACGCGAGGCTTCGAAGCGGCTGATCGTGAAGGAGTGGGCAGGACTGTCTCAGCATGCGGGAGAGCTGTCTTTCGATTCCCTCGTAGCGACGGGGCGAGTCAAGAAGTTCGGCAAGACGTGGCAAGTCATTTGGTGAAATCGAGAATCATTGACGTTTATGCCTGCCCTGAGACGAAATGCCTGTTTTATAGACACTTTGCGGTAGAGCTCAAGACGATAAGTCAATGATTCTCGATTTCTAAGTGCGGTTTTGGGCAGCGTGGGCAGAAAAACGCCGTGTTTTGATCGTCTGCGCACGCTCTGAACATTGCCCATTTGCTGAACACGGCTGCCCAAAACAATATCTAGAAATCGAGAATCATTGAGGTCTCACAAATGGGCAAGCCGTGCACAGCGTGGGCAGCGCCCTAAATGGGCAAGCCGCCCACACCTAAGGGTGGGGGCTGCCCAAGGGTTGCACACGGGTTGCCCAAAACCTCTTTGCCGGTTTTTCATCCCGCCAACGCCTATTACGTCATGCTCCTCGCCATCGACCCCGGCGCAGATTCCGGGTGGGCCGTGTTCTTCGGTCGCATGCTCGTCGAGTGCGGACTTGGCGATTCGCCGAGGTTCGACGCCTTGAGAACGGCCCAACTGGACAACCTCGTCATCGAACGCCCGGTGATCTACCCCGGCGGCCGCACGAAGAGCCCAAACGACGTCGTCACGCTGGCCCTCAACGCCGGCGAATGGGCCGGACGGTACAAGGGCATCGGGACCCGGGTGCGCTACGTCGAACCGCGGACGTGGAAGGGCACCCTGGACCCCGATGTTTGCAACGTCCGCATCCTCGCATGCCTCGATTCCGGGGAAACGGACGTCTACCGCGACGCCACGAGGAAAGTCCCCAAGCGCAAACAGCACAATGTCATCGATGCCATCGGAATCGGCCTGTACGCCTGCGGGCGCTTTGGACGGTAGGGAACCCCATGCCCAAGCCAAAAGCGCGTCCTAGGCATTTTTCCGGGGCAGGAAAAAGGCATTTCAAGAAGGACCTGACCGACAACGAAAAAGCAGCACTGAAAGAAATCATCTGGGAAATGACTGGGCCACATTCGCAGGCCGCGATTGCAAAGTACCTGGGCGTCGGACAGCAGTACGTCTCCGAAGTCGAAACTCGGGTACTCCGGAAGATGAAAACCCTCTTGGAAAAGAACCTTTCGAAAGCACGGATACCCGTGAAAGTTACAGATGCGTGGTAATTTCCAGAATGCGATCGGCAGTATTGTTCGTTCTCGGCCTAATTCTCGGCGTGTGTGCACGTCCTGTCCCGTCGACACCTGAGCCGTATCACCCGTCGCACGAAGCGTCCGCTGCGGCGATGACATCCAAGACCGTCGCGCTCGTCACATTCGACGAGGACGGCGACACGCGGGCATTCTGCTCCGGCGTCTGGGTCGGCTATTCGACGATCCTCACGGCGAACCACTGCGTCGAGTCCGGCGAGCTCCCCGCGTTCTCCGGTCAGAGCTTCGACTACGTGACACGGAACGACGTGTACAAGGCAGGCTCGAACGACCGTCGGGACTTCGTCCTCGGGCGCGTCGCGAAGCTGTTCGCCCAGGATGAGGTCCATGATCTGGCACTTCTGTCCGTTCAGGACGCGCCGGGGCACGAATTCGCGACGCTGACGACCGCGGACATCGTTCCTGGATCGTTCGCCCAGGCGATGGGTCACAGCCTCGGCCTGTGGTGGTCCTACTCGAGCGGCGACATCGCGGCCGTGAGGCGGCTCGAGCTTCCCGCTGAAGGAACGGACCTCGTGTGGATCCAGGCGGACGTTCCGATCAGCCCTGGGAACTCCGGCGGCGGACTCTTCGACATCGACGGGAATCTCATCGGGATCGCGCACGGGACGTTCGCGAACCCGAGGGCACAGTTGCTCAACATCTTCGTCCACCGCGATTACATCGCGGGCTTTCTTAGGAGCGCATAATGAACCTCGAACGGCTCGCCCTCGGGATCCTCAAGGCCTGCATCGTGCTCTGGTTCGCTCTTCCATTGTCGGCGCTCTTGTGGTTGGCTCTTCAGGGTTGTGCGCCTGATCACCTCGAGCCGCCCTATCACGAAGGTCCACACGGCCGATGCGACCGTGAGTACCTCGTCGTGCCCAACGAATTCACCACCGACGAACGTGCATCGCTTGAGCGAGCGGTCAGTCGTTGGAATGCCATCGCCTCGGAGAAGTTCTGTCTCGTCGATGGCGGTACCCACGACGGTGAGCACACCATCTCCAAGGTCGAAGTCGGGTCGCCGGAATGGGAGAGCATCGCGAAGGACTTCAGCGCTGCGGTGATAGGGGTGTACTCGAGCGGTACTGATAACGTCATCGTCATGTCCGGGTTGGGCCCCGAGACGTTCGAGGTGGTTGCCTTGCACGAGCTCGGTCACGCGCATGGCCTTGACCACGTGAGTCCGCCTGGGATCATGTCGGCTCAGATCGATGGGAGCTTGGACTTCATGCCGAACGACTTGGCCGAGTGCCGCAGAGTAGGGGCCTGCCCTAGTGCAGACACGCTACCGGAAGAGTCGACGGATGTATCTTGCACGCTTTCTTCGTCCTCAATTCTGTAATGTAGTCAAAGGGGTATATGGTACCCACCTCGATCGACAGTAGGACGACCTAACGTTCGAGTTTATGAATATTCAAGTCCGATTCAAGTAACTTGAATCGCACGAACCGCCACAATACCTACACCCAATGAAGAAGATTCCGGACGCCAAGATCAGGGAAGTCATCCGGCTCCGGGACAAGGGCCTGAAGCAACCCGAGATCGCTACCTACGCGAAGATCAGCGTGGGGTCCGTCAACCGGATCATCAAGGACTACAAGGTGGCCGCGCCTGCCCCTGCGCTCTCTGCATCGGCTGACGAGCCACCCGAGCTCATTCCCGAGGGCGTCGATGTCGCCATCGTGGACAAGTGGATCCCCAAGGTCGAAAAGATGCTCGCCCAAGCCGAGGCCGCCAAGGACATGTCGGCGGCGAGCTCCTTGCTCTCTCGTCTCACCTCGCTCCTCGAGCACAAACGCAAGGCTGCACCGTTGCCAAAGGAGGATCCGAATGCGGATCCTGACATGATTGCGGCGAAGGAGCGCGCGCGTGCCGAGTTCCATCGGTTGATCGACCACAACCTCATCACACGGGTGCGAGGTGCTTGAGATCGCCGGACAGGACGTTGAGATCTCCCCGGCCGTGGCAATCGCCGCGCGCCTCGTGCGCGAATGCGGCCGCAAGATGGCCCACGACATCATCAACGAGGTGTTCGACACGCTCACCAACGTCGATGGCGCCGCATTGGCCCATGACTGGCCCCTCTGGGCACGCCCAAAGCAGAGTCCGACCGGTTTCTGGACGTCGTTGGGCTATCTCACGGGGCGCGGGTTCGGCAAGACCTACGGCATCTCGAAGTGGATCAACTCCGAGGTCGAAGCGGGGCGGGTGAAGAGCATCGGCCTCGCTGCCCAAGACGAGGCGAATACGATCTACCTCCAAGTGCTCGGTCCGAGCGGACTCCTCGCAACCGCGCCCCCGTGGTTCCGTCCCGATTGGGAAGCGACCGCGATGCAACTCGTGTGGCCCAACGGCGCCCGCGCCATCGTTCGGACGCCCGAGGTGCCTGGAAAGATCCGTGGCTTCGACTACGACCTGACGTGGCTCAGTGAATTGCAGTCATGGCCTAACTCGACTCGGGACGAAGCCTTCTCAAACTTCCGCTTGGCGACCCGTATCGGCCTCGCGCGGACCGTGTGGGATGCCACACCGAAGCGACGGCACCCGCTTTTACGAGAGCTCCTCGCCGAAGCAGAGCGCGATCCGTCTCGCTACGTCGTTGTTCGAGGTACGACGCACGAGAACGCGATCAATCTCGCGGTTGGATACATCGAGGACCTCCAAGCGAAGTACGGCGGAACCCTCAAGGGACGCGAAGAGCTCCTCGGCGAGATGCTCGAGGAGTCCGAGGGCGCACTTGTTCGCCAATCGTGGATCGAAAATGCCCGTCGACAGTCCCCGCCACGGTACGAGCGTCGCGTAATCGGCGTCGACCCCGCGGTTACGTCCCGTTCCGGCAACGACAAGACGGGCATCATCGATGCAGGACGCGGTGGCGATGGGCAGGTCTACGTGATCGCCGATCACTCGGCGAAGTTGGCACCCGCGAAATGGGCCGAGGTCGTCCTCGATGCTTACGTGACGGGGCAATGTGCCTGCGTCGTCGTCGAAACGAACAAGGGCGGCGAGCTCGTGACACAGAACCTCCGAGCGCACGCAGGTAAAAAGGGACTGAATGTTGTTGTCATCGGCAAGGACGAGGTCTCGCAGCACGTACCTAGTACGGTCTATGTCAAAGAGGTGCATGCGCGAGGACCGAAAGAGGACCGTGCCCAGCCCCTCGCGACTGCATACGAGCGAGGCCGTGTCTCTCACGTCATCGGGAGTGACCTTGTCGAGCTCGAGGACCTCCTCACGACGTGGGAGCCGACCCCGGGCGCACGATCACCGGACGCCCTCGACGCCTGCGTCCATGCCGTGAGCGAGCTTCTCGGCTGGACGTCGAACAAGCCCGACCCCTCGATCGGCTTCAAGGGGATCTTGAAGGTCGCGGATGCGATCGCGCGACCGCACAAGCCGACGAATCTCTCAGCGCTCTTTCACGTCCCTGGGAACACTTCGAAGATTTGACGTCGGCGCGGCTGCGGCCGCCGGGACAGAGCCTTCTCCGGACCCTGGTTTCGGGGGTGGAGGCGCGATCGGCGCAGCCAATTGTAGCGGTTGAACCCCGTATTTCACTGCCATCTCGGCGGCGCAGCTTTCCGTGACCACGACCCCGGCGTCATGGAGCGTTTTCAGCGCCGTGGAGTATGCTGTCATCCGATCGGCGTAGGCCTTCTTCTCGGACTCGGCGTCCTCGTCGAGTAGACAGCGCTGTCGCCTCGGTGCGAGGTTACTGTCTCCGAAGTTGATGGCGCACCACGGTTCGATGAGCCCCGTGTTGATCCCGCGCTCGATGCACTCGAGGTCGCCGCGTACGATCGTGGACGCCACGCCGAACAGCGCGGTGATGTCGACGCCGGGCGCGCCGCCCTGGGTGCCGAGGATGCCGTCTGTCCCGAGGTAGATCCTCGCCGCGGCCTTCTCAGCGTTCGAGACGAGCTCGCTCCATACTTGCCACGCCGTCGAATTGTTCGTGATGAATTCCGTCTTCGACCCCGCGGGACGGATCCCGACCGGTTGGTCCGACGAGGCGAACGCTCGGAGAAGTTGAGCAAGGGCACTCGCGTCCTGCGTGAGGGCGCCTTCGGCGTCCTGAAGCGGGACGCCTTGAGGGAGCTCGCCGACGACTTTGGCGCTCCCGTGTGCAACTGATCCTTTCGTCCAATCGCGAATCGCGAATGCGTGCCTTGCCCACACGGTCGCGGCCGCGAGGATGCACGCGTCGACGCTGCGGAAAGGAAGGGATTCGTTCTTGGAGAAAATCACCCACCGTCCATCGCCGTGGACGACCGGGATCCAGAACCCTCCCACGAAGCCGTAATTGACTACGTTGCCGCTCGAGTCGAATTCCCCCGTATGGAGATCTCCGGGTTGCACCGTCTCGGGATTCGCGCGGGCTTTGAATACGCGGAATACCGGGTCCCATCGGATGTATTCGATCGGCCAGAACCTCAATCCCATGTCGACGCGCGTTCCATCCTCTCTTGGCGCGGTCTCGATCGTCGCAAACGCGATCCCGTGATTCACAAGACAACCGTGGATGTCCGCGAGCGTGGCGGGATGTATCCCTACGCCGGCTTGTCCGAAGAGAGCGTTCGCCTCGGCGGCGATAGCCATACCCCTCGCGCCCTGGGCAGGGACCATCTTCACGGCAATCGAACGTTGCGGTGCAAGGCGATTACTGAACGCAGCCGCGAGCGCATCGTCGGTGCGCATTTGCTCGGCCATCCGCGAGGCCCGGACGAATTGTCCGATCATCTGCTCTTCGCGAGCCGTGAAAATATCTGACGGCGTCCACGTATCGATCGTCGTCTGGCCGTCTCGCGGTAGCCAAAGGGCATTTTCGAGACGCTTTAGATCGAATTCGGCGGCTTTTCGCACTTTCCGTGCGCGCTTTGAGGGTGCACCCATTCACGATATTAGCAATTCAATTCAGTTTTCACGTGTTGGAAAATCGCCACCCGTGAAACTCCATGATTCATGTCATGGTTCCGGGAATGCCCTATCGGGTTTCGAAAGGACATGGCTGTAGCGGCGCAACGCCCTGGGCTGTCGTCAAGCGCGACGGAACCAAAGTCGCTTGTCATGCCTCGAAGTCCGACGCCCAGGCGCAAGTCCGGGCGCTCTATGCACAGGAGTCGCGTCGATCTACGGTTCGTCGCGCGACGCGGACGCTCGCGATTCTCTTTGGCGAGCAACTGCCGACCGAGTTTCGTCTTTTTATTGCTGGCTGGAACGAGACCGAGAACGGGTCCTATCTCTTCGATGCGGATGCCGCTGACGCGGTGATGTCCGCCTATCGGGAGTGGGGCGTCGAGCTCGCGATCGACCTCGAACATCAGATGCTTGGCGATGCAGGATCGGACCCGACCGCGCGCGATGCACGCGGATGGTGCAAGCTCGACCTTCGAGCCGATGGGAGCTTGTGGGCCGTTGACGTCCGATGGACGCCGGATGGCGCACAGCGCCTGTCGGAGAAGCGACAGCGGTACGTATCCCCGGCGTTCGAAGTCGATAAGGACACCAAGCGCGTCACGAAAATGATCAACGTTGCGATCACGGCCATGCCCGCGACGCATCGCACGCCCGCGCTTGTCGCGGCGTCAAAAGGGAGCGGTGGAATGGACCCAGCACTCGTGATGAAGGCCCTGGACGCTCTCGAGAAGGGTGACGCGAACGGCGCCCTCGAGATCCTCAAGAACATGATCGCAATGGCGGCAGGGGCCGAAATGGCCGAAGAGCCCGACGAATCAATGGGCTCGGAGGGCGACGGCGCCGAGGGCCAGCCGCAGATGCAGGCCGCGCCGGACGCGGGCGGCAACGGTCCTCCTCAGCCCGACGACAAGAAGAAGGAGCAGCAAGCGGCCCGCGTGATGCTCGCGCATATGACTGCAAAGTCATCGGTCGCCGAGCAGCTCGCGACGATTGCCGAATGGAAGGCGTCGCACCTGACTCTCGAGGGCGAGCGACAGAAGCTCGCGGTCGAGAGGGCCACGCTCGAATCCGCCGAGCGCCGATCGCTCTGCGTGGAGCTCGTGAAGCTCGGCGCGGAGTTCCCCGCGACGGTCTGGGCCGATCCGTTCGAGAAGAGCAGCGCGCTCAAGCCGCGCTGGCTCGCGATGCCGATCGCGGAGCTTCGCTCGCACGTCGCGGACCAACGCGCAGCGCGCGGCGTGAAGACCGGCGCATCTTCGCAGGTCAAGCCAGATGCAGGCGCCGCGGTCGCGCTCTCGCTCACGACCGAGGAGCTCGCAATCTGCAAGCAAATGAACTGCGACCCCCAGACGTACGCGTCGCTCAAGGCTTTCCGCGACGGAAAGAAAGGCTGATAGGTCATGTCGAATCTCACTGCAGGCATTCCTCCGCAGCCGTTCGGCAAGGGCGGGCGCAAGGTCACTCTCCCGGTCAAGGCCACCACGCAGATCTGGCAAGGAGGCATGGTTGCTCAGCCGAGCGGTGCTTGTCGGCCCGCGACGTCGGGCTCCGAGACCTCGCCGGTAGTCGGTGTTGCCGAGCACGACGAGCTCGGCGGAGCGTCCGACGGCACGAAGCGGATCTCGCTTCTGACCGATCAGATCTTCGTATTCAACGCGGGGTCCAGCGCACCGACCGATGCGACGCTGTTCGGGAGCCCGCTCTTCGCCGAGACGGACAATACCGTCGGGACGTCGAGCTCGGCCGGCACGCTGCCCCTCGCGGGTTACTTCGCCGGCATGGAGGACGACGGCAAGGTCCGCATCTTCATCGGCGCGATCAGCAACTTCAGCCCGATCGCGGACTCTGGCCTCCTGTGGACCACGGGGGCAAACCTCGCGGACACGGCGACGCAGACCGTCAATCGGGCGGGCGTGTACACGCGCTTCCTGCTCACGAGCACGATGACCCAGGACGACACTGTGACGCTCGGCACGACGGGCGCTATCGCCGGCGACATCATCCGGATCAACCGGAACAGCACGAGCGCGCACACGCTCGCCGTGGTCAACGGCGGTACGGGCGCGGGCACGATTGCCACGCTGCCTAACTCCAAGGTCGGTTTCGTTCAAGCGTACTTCGATGGCACCGATTGGAAGTACGACGGTTCAACCCCTAACTGATGCAGGGGATTCGTAAGAAAGGAAGCTTGACGCCATGGCGCTGAATCCCCTGTATGCAATTGAACAACTCCCGACTACGTCGCAGGCCGCGATCCGCGAATTCAACGATCGCTACCTCGCGGCTGTCGGCGCCTCCGTCCCCAATGGGTGGGCGGACACGATGGGAGAGATGGTCCCGACCAGTTCGCCCTTCGTCACCTTCCCCGTCTCGCAGCTTCGAACGCTGTACAAGCGGACCGAGGGCGAGTCGCGGTTCAAGAAGCTCCGCGAGGCCTCCTTCGACGTGAAGACGGAAGAATTCGACGACGGCTATCAGGCCCGTCTTCTGGATCTCTTCCTTCAGGTCTTCGCGTATCGCAACTGGCAACGCGCGCCCGAGCGTCTCGTCCTCGCCGAGGAGCAGCACCGACACCTTCAGGTCGCCGCGCTGCTCGACGGCACGGGCACGCGCGGATCCGGCCATCAGGGCGGGCTGGACGGCACCTGCGTCGACGGCAAGGCGTTCTTCGCGACCGATCACCCTGCCAACATCACGGACGCGAACATCACGTCGACGTATAGCAACTACCAAGGGACCGCGAAGAACGTCCTCGGCTCGGCCGCCACCGGCAACGTCGGGACCTTTCAACTCGACCTCCTGCAAGCCGAGGTCATCTCGATGCAGACGGGCGTGCTCGACGAGAACGGGCTCCCCCTCGGCGTCGATCCGGACACGATCCTCGTCCCGCTCGACTATTACGAAGCGCTCAAGAACGGCCTTGCGAACAGCCGGATCCTCGCGAGCGTCAGCGCGAACAGCGGGAACGAGCTCGGCGCTGCCGCGGTGGACAACATCTACAAGGGCAAGTTCAACGTGATCCCGGTTCGGGAGTTCACGATGGCCTCGACGTCCACGGCCGACTGGTACCTCGTCGACTCGAAGATGATCGCGAAGGGTGTCGTGCCCTGGGTGATCTGTCGACAGACCGTCCCGCAGTCGCTCGCCCTCCGCGTCTATGACGAGTCCTCGGACTTCTTCAAGGACACGGGCGACATCAAGATGTCATCGCACATCTGGTATGGCTTCGCTCTCGGGCTTCCCCACGCAATTCGACGGGTGAAAGGCCCCACGCGCTAACGGGCCGCGCTAACGGGCAGCTTCTGCCCAGCTTCTGCCCAGCTCCAACCCCGCTGTCCTGCGGTAAACCGCAGGCGCGGGGTTGTGTAGGTGAAAGGCATGACTGCGAACCTGTACTGCTCGCGAGGTGACGTCAATCGCCGGCTTCCCGCGGGAAGCCTCGACGGCCCGTCTCGTCTTGTGGATTCGGCGCTCGCGGCAACCGACGTGTTCGTGCTCGATGGTCACGGGCTCGAGACGGACGATGCTCTCAACGTCCGTGCGGCCGAGGGCGGCTCGCTCCCCGCGCCGCTCGTTGCAGGCACGACCTACTACGCAATTCGGCTCACGAACGCGACGTTCAAGGTGGCGGCGAGCCCCGGCGGATCTCCGATTGACCTCTCCTCGGATGGGTCGAGTGTCGTCGTCTCTCGCGCGCCCGATTACGATTCCGTGATTGAGTACTACTCTCGCTGGGCGGACACGTTCCTCCCGAGGGAAGTCGTCCCACTCACCTCGCCGATCCATCCGCTCGTCAAGGGGCTCGTCGTGGACCTCTCCGCAAAGCGACTCCTGAATCTCGATGGCAAGGACTCGAAGATCATCGACGTGAGCGAAATGTCCGCCAAGGCGCAACTCGAGCGCCTCGCCACGGGCATCCCGCTCCGCGCGCCCGTTGCCGGCGCACCTGCGAACCTCGCCGTCGTCGCATCGATCACCACGACCGACCCTCGCGGTTGGGGGAGCGGGACAATCCCATGACCTCCCTCAAGGACCTCGCCGCCAAGCTTCGCACGCTTCCGAAGACGGTCGCGATCAAGGTGCCCGAGAAGGTCGCACCGTCGATCACGGGCCTCGGACAATCGACGTTCGCACAGAGCGAGGACGCCTACGGTGTTCCTTGGGCGCCTGCGGTCGATGGGAGCGAAGTCACGCTCGTTGATACGGGAGCGCTTCGGCGCACTCTGCGCTACGTCCCGATCGGTACTAGGCTCCGGTGCGCGCTCGGGGTGCCGTATGCCAAATACCAGATCGGGAAACGCCCCGTCTTTCCTCGGCAAGGCGCGCCCCTCCCGGCCGACTACGTTGCCGCGATCAACACCGCGACCGGCGATGCCGTTCGCGAGTCGCTCGGGGTGACGCCGTGATCCACGAGATCGCCGTCGACCTCCGCGCCGCGCTCATCGCGCAGGGTTGTCCGATTCCCGTGGTCGATGGCCCCGAGACGACGGACACGGCCGCGTGGTCGCGGGAGCGCATCGTCGTCGAGCACGGCGATGCGGACGCCTTCGATCCTCCATGGTCGCAGAACAACGGGATCTCCCGTCGCCGGATGACGCGGCGGATGGCATGCAAGGTCAAGGTCTACGCCCAGAGCGCCCTCGCCGGTGCACTCTTCTTCGAGCACCGTCGACGTTGTGACCACATCCTCGATCTCGTCCTCGTCGCGCTGAGCGGCATCACCTACCTCCGCAAGGGGCATCAGGCATTTCTCCCTGACGGTGGTGGCTACTTCGACCCGCCGGACCTCGAGGACTCCAAGCTTCGTGGCGGGTGCGCGTACGAGCTCCGCTTCACCTTCGATCGCGCGATCCAAGAGCAGACTTGGGACGGCGACCATGCACCTACCGCAGAGATCACCGGCGACTCGGGCGGCGTGAGCATCGCCGCGCAAAACGCACGCTACGTGAAGACCAACGGCTCGGCTGAGGAGCCCTTCTAAGAGGATTGAGCCATGGCAGATCTTCCGATTGCAACGGTCACGATCGACGACGAGGCGGGCGCCTTCGCGGGGAATACCGGCTACATCGCAGTCCTCGCCTGTGTGAAGACGAATGCAGACATCACGCCGCGAGTGTTCGCGTCCCCGAAGTCGCTCATCTCTGAGCACGGCTACGGTCAAGGCGTTTCCTACGCCGCGAGCCATATCGACGAGACCCTCAAGCCTGTCATCTTCGTCGGGCTCCCGCAAACGACGGTCGGCTACGTTGCGTCGGATGATCCGACGGGCGTGACGGGGTCAAGCGCGGTCACGGTGGCCGCCGCGTCGGGCGGAGTCCTCGACGAAGCCGACGCGATCATGACGGTCACGACGGGCGGCACCATCGGGACCAACGGGATCGTCCTGAGCATCTCCCACGACGGCGGCCGAACCTCCAAGGTCGTTCGGCTCGGCACGGCGAACAGCTACACGGATCCCTACATCGGCGTGGTGTACTCGTTCGGCTCGGGGATGCTCGTTGCAGGCGACGTGTTCACCTTCCGAGCGCATCCCCCGATGTGGGCGCAGGCCGATCTTCAGTCGGCGCGGCAAGCGCTCGCCGCGCAGCTGCTTCCAGTCCGATCCTTCATGGTCATCGGCGACCTCCCGAACAGCACGTTCGCCGGCTACGTGACGACCGAGGCGAACGCGTACGAGACTTCCAACGAGCGCTTCGTGTACGCGCGCGCGTCGGTCAAGGACCGCTGGCTCGCGAAGAAGTCCAAGATCTCGACGCAGACGATCACGTTCGCCGCGACAGGCAAGACGTTCACTCGTTCGGCCGGCTCCTGGCTGAAGGACGGCTTCGCGGTCGGTCAGACGGTCATTGTCGCAGGTACGATCAGCAACAACGGGACGTTCACGGTCACGACTTTGACCGATACGGTCATGACGGTAACTGAGACGGTCGTGGACGAGGGGCCGACGTCGAGCTCGACCATCTCGGTCACGCAGAGCCAGACGATGGCCGCTTACGTATCCGCATCGGATGCGGCGTTCGCCACGGTCGACTCCCAGCGGCGGATCGACATGAGCATAGGTCGCGGGCGCAAGGTTGACCCGATCTCGGGTTGGGACTTCCGCCGACCGGCCGCTTGGGCCGCATCCATTCGCGAGTACCAGCACGACGTCCAGATCCCGTGCTGGCGCAAGTCCGACGGACCCTGCGACGGCTGGGACCTGACGGACACCAACGGCAACCTCGCCGAATTCGACGAGCGGGTCGACGGCGGCGCACTGGCCGCGCGCTTCACGTGCTTCCGGACGTGGGCCAACGGCCCGCGTGGCGCCTTCATCGCGCTCTCGTTGACGAGGGCGACGGAAGCGTCGCTTCTCTCGCGGACGCACAACATGGCCGTTGCGGACGTCGCCTGCACAGTGACGCAGCTCGAAACCGAGAATGCGATCGGTCAGGTCCTCGTTCTGAATTCGAGCGGCAAGGCCACGCCGGCATCACTCTCGCTCATCGAGGAGCGCGTCAACAGCGCCCTGCAGATCGCCCTTCTCCAAGACAAGGGTGAAGGGCAGCGCGCGAGCATCGCGGTGTGGCAGGCCGACAAGAACGCCGTGCTGAACGTCCCCGGCGCGACCCTCAACGGGACGCTTCACCTCGAGTTGAACGGAACGCTCGAGAAGATTGCCACGAAGGTCAAGGTTCAAACCGCAGGGTAAGGGAGATACGTCATGACGAACCAACTCTATCCGGCGTTGAACGATTCGGCCCCGTCGTGGGCGGATATTTCGGTCACGTCGACGGTCTACGACGGCGACCTCCTCGACATGGTCGACATCAAGGACATCAATTGGAGCTCCACCGTCGAAGTCGGCGAGCAGCGCGGCGCGAGCGGCGGGCGAGTCATGGCGCGCACGGTCGGCGCGGCTTCGCAAGAAGCCTCCATGACGCTCTACCGCAGCGGGTATCGGAAGCTCCTCAAAGGCCTGATGTCCGTCGCGCCCGAGCGCGGAAATCAGAAGCTCGTCTCTCTCGTCGGCTTCGACATCATGATCCAGCACTCGCCTCTCGGCGAGACGGAAATCTACCAAACGAAGATCAAGGGCTGCCGCTTGCTTGAGGCTTCCAATGACAACAGCGAAGGCACCGATGCCGACACTGTCGAAGTGAAACTGTCGCCCCTGGAGATCGTCCAACTGATCGACGGCTCCGAGGTGACGATGATCTGAGCGGGTGACCCGTGAGCAAGACGGCCGAATTGGAAGCGCGGCGCGCTGAGCGCAAAGCTGCGAAGGAAGCGGCGCGCGGCGCGCAGTACGAGAAGGACCTCGAGAGCGTGTCCACGCTCGAGGACGTGAACGGATACGAGCTCGATATCTCCCTCCGTGTCAGCAACTTCACCGATGGACTTCCGTCTCTTGTTGGTGTCCGCGCGCCGAGCGAGCTCGAGTACAAGCGCTATTTCCAAAAGCTGAATCGCGCGGGCAACGCCGACGCGAAGATGCAGGCCCACGCCGAGATCGCGAAGTGCTGCTGGGCGTATCCCGCGGATGAGGACACGCGCAAAGCGATGATGGCCGCGAATCCGGGCCTCATGGTGGGCGTGGGGAACTTGGCAATCAAGCTCGGCGAGATGCAAACGGAGGAAGAGGGAAAAGGCTGAATCTGCGCATCAAACAGGCTCAGGCGAGCGCAGGCGCCCTAGCGGATTGTCTTATGTCTTGGCGGCGAGGCGAGGAAAGCACAGATGCACAAGCGGGTGCAGTAGTCGTCTCGGAATTCATCTTACTTGTTCGAGGTGCGTTGACGAAGAGGGGTAAGTAGGCCGTGGCGGACGACTCGACGGAATTCCAAATCGACTTCGGGGTGGCGGGCGCCGCAGGGCTCGATTCCGCCGCGAATTCGTTGGAGGAGCTCGAGAAGCGCCTGACCATGGCGACATCCGCCGCGTCGCAGGCCGTGGATGCGGTGAAGACCAGCGAGGCCTCGTACAACTCCGCGGAGAAGACCTACGACCGTGCATCGAAGGCGCTCGAGAAGATCAATCTCGCGATGCAGGACGCGAGCGGAAAGCAACTAGAGAAGCTCCAAGCCCGTCAGACCGACGCAGCCGCGGCCGCCGAGAAAGCGCGGGTCGCGATGGTCGGTGAGGCCGCGGCACTCGACAAGCTCAACGCCTCAGCCAGCGCCGCGACTAAGACACAGGACGCCCTCAAGAAGAAGATCGACGCAGAGAAAAAGGCTGCAGACGCCGCGACCAAAGCATCGGAAGCCGGCAAGGCAACAGGCAATCTTCGGAAGCTGTCCAAAGGACTTCGTGAGCTCGGCGGCCCTCTCGGTGAAGAGGGCGCAGGCATCGCGAAGTTTGCACACGCCTTCGAGGGCCTCGAGGGGGCGCTTGGTGGCGGGGGCGCAGTGCTCGCCGCGCTCCCGATTCTCGTCGTCGCGTTGACCACGGCCGTGCTCGGCGCGACAGCAGCATTCGCTGTGTGGGCCATCAAAGGGGCTGACGCTGCGCGCTCACAAGAGCTCCTCACGGAGGGGATGGTCCAGAGCGCCAAGGGCGGGAAGCAACTCGAGGATCAGATCTCTTCTCTCTCCGAGCGCGTGCCTCAGACGTCCGAGGAGCTCCATAAGATGGCGGGCGAGCTCGCGAAGTCTGGTCTTCGCGGTAAGGCACTGGGCGATGCCTTGGAGACCGCTGCAGAGAAAGCCGCCAAGGCGAAGTACGGGCCCGATTGGCAGAAGCAGAACATCAGCCTCGAGAAGTCCACGGCGAAGTTGCATGGTGTGCTTGACCGGCTCTTCGCAAAGCTGAACGTCGAGAAAGTGCTCCAAGGCATCGCCGATATCGTCGGGTTGTTCGATAAGGGCACTGCATCATCCAAGGCACTCGAGACCGTCTGGGGGGACCTTGTCCAGGGCCTCGTCAACGGCGTCGCTGACTTCTTGCCGAAGGTCCGTACGGCGTTCATCCAATTCGAGATCCTCGTCCTCAAGGCACTCATCGCTATCAAGCCGTTCGGCTCGACCATCCTCTTCGTCGCCGAGGCCGTCGGTGTGACTGCGGCTGCGATTGTCGGGCTCCTCGTGGGTGCCATCGTCATTGTGACGGGGCTCATCGTCGGCGCTATTGCGGTGCTCTACAAGCTCGTTACGGCCTTGTCCGATGCCGGCGTTGCCATCGGTCAGTGGTTCAAGACTCTCGGCGATGTCTCGCTCCTCGAGATCGGGACGAACATGATTCAGGGCCTCGTCGACGGCATCATCGGCGCGGGGCCGAAGGTCCTCGAATCCCTCAAGGGCATCGTCAACGGCGCCATCTCTGGTGCGGAGAAGCTTTTGAAGATTGGTTCGCCTTCAAAGGTCTTCGCCGAGATCGGTGCGAACACCGCGCTAGGCATGGCCCAAGGTATCGACAGCGGCACCGGCGCGGTCCAGGACTCGGTCGAGAGCATGGTCGCGCCCCCGAGCGCGCCCGCACCTGCCGAGGCGAGTGCCACCGGTGGCGGGAACACGTTCAACATCACGATCAACGCAGGATCGGGCGAAGCTACTGATATCGCGGATGCGGTGAAGCAAGTACTTCTCGAGGTTCTCGAGGGTGATGCGACGCAGCTCGGAAGTGCGGAGGCGTTCGCATGAGCGACGTCGTCAATCCGCTAGACCACGAGTTGCTATACAACTCGATCATCCTCGGCGGGGTCACATCTCCGGGAGTCGTGAAGTTGTCTGGTCACGACCGCAAGATCGGATGGGACATCAAGAAGGGGCCGGGGCAATCGGGCGCAACGACCACGCGCACGTCCGAAGATCCGGTCGAATTCACCGCGACGTTCTACCTCGTCCGTGATGCCTCGATCTCCGTCGACGACATCGACCGCTGGCCAGCCTTCGATGGGCTGATCCGTTCGACCGTCGCCGGCAAGACGCCGAAGGCGCTCCCCATCTACCACCCCGACCTTACGGCGAATGGCATCGTGAGCGTCGTCTTATCGAAGTTCGGTGGCGTCGTTCATGATGGCAAGGGCGGACAGACGATCGCCGTGACGTTCCTGGAGTACAAGCCGCCGAAGCCGCAGGGCAACTCACCGAAGCCGAAGCCGAAAGCGAAAGGGCCTGATCCGGATCAGGCGGCGCTGGATGAGCTGAGCAAGCTCACAGCCCAATACAAGGCGACGCCATGGGGCTGAACAACGCAACCCTCAACGGCCATCGCGCGATCAGCGCCCGCGTATCTCTTCCATCCTTCGGGTGTTGGTACGCGGACACGATGCTTGACGGCGACGTAACGCTCTCAGGGGATGTGACCCTCGTGGTCGCGGACCTCACGCTCCAAGGGCACGTACTCGCGGGCGGACCCGATAAGGGGCGCTCGCCCTTCCGCATCGTGGGGGGCAAGGGCGGCTGGGGCAAGAGCGTTCCGAGGAAGTCGTACAACAACGACGGCGGAGTGAAGCTCTCGACGGTCCTCGTCGACGCGGCGCAAGCCGCAGGCGAGCTGCTCGATACGAAGACCATCGACTCGCAGGCACGCCTCGGCCCCGCGTTCGTTCGGCCGACCGGCCCCGCGGGCCGCGTCTTGGAAACGGTCGCACCGAGCGCCTGGCACGTCGGCGAGGACGGCGTCACGAGGCTCGGTAAGCGCGCAGCCTCGACATTCCAGGACAAGGCCCCAAGGACCACGCACATCGACAAGGCGCGCTCCAAAGTGACCCTTGCCGCGGAGTCCATCTCGAAGCTCGTTCCCGGCGTATCGGTCGATGGGTTCGAAGCAGTCGACGTCGAGCACGAGACTTCGAAGGACGGCCTCCGGACAACCATCTGGGGCAAGCGCCAGGCGAACGCCTCGAGGCGCCTCACTGCCTTCCGCGCGATCCTCGACCAACTGGACCCCGGGCGCGCGTTTCGCGGCGTCTGGGAGTACCGCGTGGTCACGCAGTCCGGCGATCGCCTGAATCTTCAGGCGGTCCGCACGTCGTCCGGCATGCCGGACCTCGGGCGCGTGATGGTCCGCTCCGGTGTCGCGGGGGCAAAGTCGATGCTCACGCCGGGCTCGCGTGTCCTCGTCGGGTTCGTCGACGAAGACCCCGGACGTCCCGTTGTCCTCGCGTTCGAAGACTGGGACGGGAGCGGCTTCAAGCCGCTTACGACATCGATCGATGCGACTACGGCAATCTCCCTTGCTGGCGGAGTTCTCCCGACCGCACGTACCGGCGACCTTGCAGGCGGCATCTTCCCCGTGATCGGAACAGCCGTGAAAGTGCTGACATGAGCCTCAACCCAACCGTTCTCGCCGCCGCGATTCAGACGCAGCTCATCGCAGACATGGGCACTGCGATTTCGCCTGGCCCCATGCTCACGGCGTTTTGCACGGCCATTGCTACGGCGATTGTTACACACCTCACCTCGGCTGGAGTCGTCGCCGTCGTCACAACGTGCCCCGCGGGTGCGGGCACGGGAACGGGGACGATCACATGACTGACTTCGGCCGCGACATCTCATGCACCTCGTCGTTGAGGACCGGAAGGTTCTCGACAGGGGTGCGCCTTGTTGCCGAAGCCGCGTACCGTCGACTCACCACGCCACGCGGCGCCCTCCGCGGCGGCGAGGAAGAGGCGAATTACGGTTTCGATCTCCTGGAGAAGATCGGCTCCGTCTCAACGAAGACCGACGCGGCGGCGCTTCCTGGTCAGATTGCCGCCGAGCTCAAGAAGGACGAACGCATCGACGATGTCTCCGTCACGGTCGTGGATACATCCACAGGCCCGGCCAAGTCCTTCGACATCACAATCGTCGCAACGACAGGCCTCGGACCATTTTCCCTCGTCCTCGCGGTGAGCGGCGTGACCATCGCGATGGTTGGACTGGAGGCCTCGTCATGACCGTGTCCCTCGCGTCTCTGCTCATCAAGCAAACCAAAGCGCAGATCTACCAGTTTGCGCTCGACATTGCGGAGCTCGTCGGACTTCCCGTGACGTCTTGGACCGCGGGTGACCCGACCAGATCCCTCTACCACCTCGAGTCCGAGCTCCTGACCACCCTCGAAGAGGAGGTCGTTGGCTTCATCTCTTCCGGCTTCCTCGACTATGCCTCAGGTGCTTGGCTCGTCATCCTCGCGGATCAGGTATTCGGCGTCGTCGTGCCCGAAGCGACTTTCGCGACCACGACGGTTACGCTCACCAACGGCGGGGGCGGATTGTATCCCATCTCCGCTGGGGACCTGACGTTCAAGGACAGCGTCACGAACAAGACCTACCGGAACACGACCGGCGGGACCCTTGCGTCCGGCCCCGGAACGACCCTGAACGTCGACGTCATCGCCGACGAGGCAGGCGCGGCCTCCTCTGCCGGCGCGGGGGAGATCGACACGCTCGTGACGGAGCTCCTCGGGGTGACCTGCTCTAACGCCACCGCGGCGCTCGGCATCGATGCGCCGGACGATGCGGCCATTCGACAGCTCTGTCGGGACAAGCTCGGCGCATTCTCGCCCGACGGGCCGAAGGAGGCGTACTCCTACGTCGCGCGGAACTCGGCTCTTACAGGTACGACGAACATCACCCGGGCGAGGGTGTATTCAGACTCCGACACGGGTGACGTGACGGTCTACATCGCAGGGCCCTCGGGCGCCGTGTCGAGTCCAGACGTGGCGCTCGTGAACACGGCGATCCTGCAATGGGCCACGCCGTTGTGCATCACCCCGACGGTCCTGTCCGCATCGAACGTGGTCGTCCCCGTCACCTATCAGGTGTGGATCTACAAGAGCGTCAACAAGACCGAGGCGGACATCAAGGCCGCAATCCTCTCCGCCCTCGAGACGCTCTTCGAGACGCGCGACATTGGCGGCGACTTTCTCCCTGGCGACACGGCAGGTAAACTCTATGGGTCGCTCGTTCAGAGCATCATCGGTGACGTCTTCCCTCAGTCCTTCCGTGTCTTCACGATGCTTGGCGGCGAGGACGCTTTCGGGAACATTCCGCTCGCGAACAACGAAGTCGCCACGCTCGGCACTGTGACCGCGACGGTCACGCTCGTGAGGGACCCCTGATGGTCCCGATTACGTTCCGCACCATCCGCGAGCGCCTGACGGCCTACTGGGTCGTCTCGGGCGAGGGCGAGCTCGTTGGGTACTCCCTCGACATCGTCAAGGATGCGTTCGTCGAGCGCCTACGCCTCGGGCACCTCGCGCGTTTTCCGGAGAACGGCCCGAACGGCGAGACCTCTGCGGACGACGCCCTCGCGGCGCTCGGTCGCGACCGAGGACTCATCCGAGGGATCGGCGAGGTCTCGACGACGTACGCCCGACGGCTCAAGTCGTGGATCGATGACCGGAAGCGCCAAGGGAATCCGTTCGAGTTGATGAAGCAACTGGCCGCCTACTGCGGTCCGCTCCCGGCGTTCCGGACCGTCGACCAACGAGGCAACTGGTACTCACGCGCGGCCAACGGGACGGAGTCGTTCTCGCTCAACACAGGCAACTGGGATTGGGACGGTCTCGACCTTTCTCACTGGTCCCGCTTTTGGGTCATCATCTATCCGAACGGGCTCTGGACGACGTCGCCTGACAACTACGGCGATTCGGGCGCAATCTGGAATCACGGCGTCGTTGTCGGCGACGGCGTTTATCGCACGTGGGGCACGAGCGCGACGCCGAACGAGGTGACGAACGTGCGCGCGATCATCGATGAATGGAAGCCTGCCGGTACGCGGTGCGTGAACATCATCATCGCGTTCGACAACGCATCGTTCAATCCCTCGACCCCTGAGCCCGACGGGCTGTGGGGTAATTGGAGCAAAGTCGTTGGAGGAGTGCGCGTGCCCTCGAGGCTTTCCACCGCTCGCTACTGGGCAGGAGTCTAAGTCATGAGTCACAACTACACCGCAAGTCCGGTCGAGTTGACGCCATATCCGATTCCGGACGACGGCGATAACGTCGATGCGGCTTCCGTCAATCCGGCTTTCGAAGCCCTCGGCGATGCCATTCTCTATGGCTCCGGCGTGCCTGGAATAGCCGCGGTGGGCGGACGTTTGACCCTGAGCTCTTTCCTTCCGATTCCGTCACTCGATGTCGCCAGCGGCTCGACGCTCTACTGGACGCCTTACTCGGGCGGCATGATCGCCATCTGGGACGGCACGGCTTGGCGCACGAGGCTCAGCGATGAGGTCTCCCTCGCGCTCAGTGGCATGACGTCCGGGAAGAACTATGACGTCTACGCCTATTGGACGGGCTCTGCGCTTGCTCTCGAGCTCGGCCCAGCGTGGTCGACCGACACTGCGCGCTCCGATTCGTTCTTCCGCCAAGACGGGGTCTATCTCCGAGGTACGAATCACACGCGACGATACGTCGGGACCATTCGTGCAACGGGCGCGACGACGACCCAGGACTCGAAAGCCAAGCGCTTCGTGTGGAACCACTACAATCGCGTTCCGCGGAAGCTCTACGCCGCAGGGGCGGACACGACGTGGACGTACAACGCGACGACGATCCGGCAGGCGAACAGCAATACGGCTAACAAGGTCGAGTTCGTCGTGGGCGACTACTCGCCCTCCGAAGGCGCTATCGAGGCCCCTTGGGGATACAGCTCGACGCAGACCGTCTACGAGCCCGGGATCGGCCTCGACACCACGACGTTCTTTAGCGGGGTCAATGCGGTGGCGAGGCCGTCGAGCACGTCGGAGATCCTCATCGCGCACTCATACTACGAAGAGGTTCAGAGCTACGGGTACCACTACCTGAGCTGGAACGAACGCGTGCTCAGCGCGGATGCAGTGACGGTCTACGGCGGACCGAGCGGAGGACACTTGCATGGAAAGGTCTGGGGCTGATGTCTGACAAGAATGTTTCCGGTTGGCTCCCGAATCTGCTCGGCCCCGTCGACTTCCAAGTGGACGGAGACGCGCAAGAGGTCCCGCGGCGTGAGAAGTGGAATCTCATCAACGCGACTGTCGAGGACGACCCTGACAACGATAGAACGAACATCACATTTGCCGGCGGGGGCGGGGGGACGCCTGCGAACCCGAACAAGGCACTTCAGACGAACAACTCCGGTGCCTTCGGTTCACTCGAGAACTTCAATCGAGAGGGCGTCGGGCATCTCAACGTCGAACGCCACGCGATGACCGGGTCCCCTGAGCTGATCTTCAACTCGGGAGCGAAGACGATCACGCGCGGCTCCGGATCCTTCGTTACCGACGGCTTCACACCGGGCCCGCTGACGATTCGGAATATCGCCTCGCCTTATCAAACCGCGAACAACGGCAGTAAGACGATCACGCTCGTCACGGCATCGGTGATTCACGTCTCGGACACGGTCACGACCGACGACATCGCCAGTAGCGACGTCCTCGCGATGGCGGTCACGCTCGAGCAGGGCGGGTACCAGAGCATCGGTCTCCCTGGTCAGACGTTGCCCGACCAAGGCGCGCGCCGAGTCTCGAAGCTCGCGACCGACGAGCCTTCTCGCATCGTCGATGCGCACGTCGACAGTAGCGGCAACTCGATCGTCGACCTCGCCATCGGGCCGGACGATTCCGTGCAGCGAGGCAGCACGTTCGATCAAGAGAACTCGAACAACGGGACGCTACATCGCCCCGTGATCGATGCGATGTGGGCCGATCTCGCGGTCGCTTTCATCGGTCGTCGCCAGCGCAGGATTCAGTCCGGTATTTGGCAGGACGAGGTCTTCTCGAAGCAGAAAGTCACCTCATCGTCGACACCATCGAACATCACTTGGGAGAGCTCTTACTCCGCCGGTGCGAAGACGGTCGTATCCCTTCGCGCGAAGAGCAGTCTTCACGAAGCATTCTGGACGTGGGCAGGCGGGGTGCTCGTCGATTCACCGACCGACTCGGCTGTCGCCGGATGGGGTGCCTCGCTCTCCGGTACGACCCTCTCGGTGCACGACGACGGGTCGAGCGGTTCTGTCGCATGGTTCGCCATCGTGGACGTCTACGGCAACGCTGCGGGGGCCGGAGGCTCAGCCAAGAAGCGCCCTGAGGGCTGGTTTGACGTCAAGGACTATGGAGCCAAAGGTGACGGTTCCACGGACGACACGGCGGCTTTCACGGCCGCGCTAACGGCGGCCGCCGTCAAGGGCGGCACCGTCTTCGTGCCGATCGGCGAGTACAAGATTACATCCACATTGACCGTGCCCAATCAGGTAACGATGCGCGGGGCCACGTCGCGTGGTCTTGATTTCAACACCTACAGCTCGTCAGCCGGCGTGCTCGGATCCGTCATTCACTCGTACGTCACTACCGGGGAAGCCGTCATTCGGCTGGATGATGGTGTTCACTTCGGAGCGGGTACTTACAACGGCGTCGAGCACATGTCCTTCCGCTGCAAGGTGGATCAATACTCGGCGTTCCTGAATTCTCCCAAGACCATCACCAGTGTCGTTGCGGGTGGTGGCGGATGGATGAAGTTCTCATGCACTGCGCACGGGTTTTCGAACGGCGATCAAGTCACCATCGAAAGCATCACTGGCACCGGGGGACTTCCTGCGGCGGCTAATCGTACCTGGCGTCGTGTTCGATCTAGCTTCAATATCCTGACTACCACGGACCTTGGGGGCGGGTCTGTCAAGGTCATATGTGACCGTGCGCATCGTCTCAACACTGGTGAATCGGTCGTCGTCGCGGGCAACAGTGTCTCTGGGTATAACGTGACGGGTACGGTCACCGCGCCTGCATCCAAGGTGATCAGCAATGTCACGGACAACGGATCGGGCATCGTCCGAATCACCACGTCTACGAATCACGGCCTGACCACGGGCGACCGCGTCGAGGTGCGTGGCGCATGGGGCACAGGCGGCATGATCTGGTGGGCCAACAAGGTTTCCACCGTAACCGTTATCGACACGACACATTTCGATCTCGATGGCATGAAGTTCAACGGCGGGGGCGCCTACGGTGGCGGTTCTGCTGGCGTCGTTGCGCCTTGCTCGTTCACTTACACTCCGGGCGGCGGCTCCGGCAACGGCACGGGCGGAACAGTCTCACAGGCGGACAAGTTTACCGTCGACGACAACCTTGGAATCTTCGACCTCTTCCCGAGCATGAATCTGCAGAATGCAGACTTCGTCGGCGCCTATACGAGCGGAGGAACCGCAAAGAAGTTCAATCAGACGACGTTCAACACGGATGTGGTATCTGCCATTCAGATACGGTCCAACGAGGTTGTTATCAAGGACTGCGGGTTCTTCGACTTTCCCGCGGCTATTCGTTATGACAACGCCAACTTTTCTCGTCTCGACGACATCTTCGTAGCGGGCGCCAGCGGCGCAGGGTACAGCGATTATCACCAGACCAGTATAGGTATCTGGACGAGCGACAAGGACAGCGCCGCAAACACCAATACGCTGGTTGTCACCAATGCGCACGGTGGCGCGGCCTACTTCGTCCGAATCGATGCCGGAGACATCGTCACATTCAGCGGATGCCACTTCGAGGGTGGGCGCAAGTTCTTCGACTGCTATGGCTCGAACAAGCTGAAGATCAGTAGCGCGTTCAGCGAGGGCGCGGAAGAAGAGAACATACATTTCAAAAATACGAACTACGGCGCACTCATCGAGAATTGCCTGCTTCAGTCGATCGTGTCCCCTACCAAGATCATGCAGGTCGACACCGGTTCGAACTACTGCAAACTCATAGGCAACACCTTTTACGGCGTCCCGTTCGACCCTTCAATCGGTGGGACAGCCAACCTTGTCAATGTAACTTCGTTGAACAATCTTGCCGGTGGCGTAGGTGCCACATGGTTCGACGGTGATCCTCAGGGAGCATGCCTCGTTCAGGACGATGACGCAGCTGCACTTCGACTAGGACTAGCTGTCAACAAGGGAAAGGCACTCGCTACACTTCACGCAAGACTTCTCAATACCTCCTATCCTGCAGTCCGGATAGACAACGGGACGGGCACGCGGTTCACGCACGAGCTCCCCAGTGACACGAAGCAAGTGGCGAGAGTGCGGAATCTGTACGCCGGGCAGAACAGCGGCCCCATCTCGGCTGTCGAGCACATCGTCGTGCCGCAAGGTTCTGCGACGCACAATCTCGCCGGTTACATCCCTCCCGGCGGGGCTGGGCTACAGGCGATTGGCAAAGTCTTTTGGGAAGTCACCGCGATGAACTTCGCCAATCCTGCCTCGGGGTACGCGCGTTGGATGCGTTCCCAATGGGTCCGGGTGAATGGCGGAACTATCACGCTGATCGGTTCGCCTGCGGACGAGCAGACCGCTGAAGATACGGACGGCAATTACGCGGCAAACCCTCCAATCCTCGTCGATAGTAGCGGCACGTTGGTTGTTCAGATCACCGAAAACTCGACGATAGCGTCTAGTTGGTCGGTGCGCACCGATTGCAATTGGGTGGAGGACTGAATGAAACTCGGATTAGGACTCGGCATCCCGATGGCGATGAGCGCCTCGGCGTTCGACCCTACGACGTTGGCACTCCAAGGATATTGGCGGGCGCCGTTTTCGGCCTCACCGTGGGCAGGCACTGCCAGCGCTGGCTCATCTAGCGGACGCAACATCTCCGAGGGGACCAACCCGCCATCGACGGGCTCTGCAGTCAACGGGTATGTGCCCGCCAGTTTCGATGGCAGTAACGATCAGTTACTGTCTTCGATAGCGTCCAGTAATTTCATCTCGTCCGCTGCATATAGCGGATGGGCATTGATCAACGTAACATCTATCGCCACGAATGACGCCACTAATCTGTTCTTCAATGATGCGTTCGTGTCGTCCAAGGATAACGCCTACTGGGGCACGGCGCTGAGGTCATCTGGCAACGTGTCGGTGTGGCACTATGACGGCGTTCTGTTCACCGGGGTGTCCACTTCGATTTCCACGAGTACTTGGACCCTGGTGCAGTGGAAATACGATGGCGTCAATTTGAAGATGCGAACCAATGGCAATTCGTGGGGAAGTACCGCCAAAGGCAACGTCTCAAACGTGACCGAGAACGTCCGCGTGGGCGGTAACGCCTTCGGCAACTTCTTTCATGGCTCGATGCTGGAGTTGGCGCTCACCAATACGGCACTGTCGGATACTGACTTCGATAACGTGCTTTCTGGACTTCGAGTCAGGTATTCGCTCTCGCTTTAGAGGAGATAACCATGAACAACACCACTCGACACATCATCGCAATCCTCGGCGCCATGGCACTCGCGGCGCTCGCCACCCCGGAGCTTGCGGCGTATCTGCCTCAAGGCTTGGCACAGCTCTTCGCCGTCATCGTCGGCGCGGGACTCCATGCGCTCGATGCCAAAGCGCCGGAGCCCCCGGCATGATCACCGAAGTCTACAGCCTCGTCGCATTGATCGGCGTCGCCGTTGGCGCGACGTGGGTGCTGCGCTCCAAGCTCGGCGACGTGGAGAGCGCGCTTGGTACTCACGTGGCCCGTGACGACGAGCGCCATGCCGATCACGAGGCGCGCATTTTCAAACTCGAAGGACGGAGGAAACGATGAGCAGCTATTCGAATTCCAATCCGGCGACGGATGCCGTCGCTGTCACGCCGAGCGATTCGACAGAGCTTCAGTTCCGTGCGCTCTACGTGGGCGGTACGGGTGACCTCGTCGTCACGACCGGCGCAGGGAACGACGTCACGTTCCAGAGCGTCCCTGCGGGTCTCATCATCCCGGTCCAAGGCACGAAGGTGAAAGCCGCCACGACGGCAACGAAGATCGTGGCACTCAAATGAGGGTCGCGGTCCTGCTCTGCCTCGTCGGGTGCTACCTACCGCCGTGTCCGCCTGACGTGGTTGATGAGCTCGCTGAGTGCCGCGCCGAGCTCCGTGATGTCGCCGTTGCGGGTGCGACAGACGCCCAGGCGATGGCCGTCTATGAAGTGTGCAAGAAGCGAAAGGGGTTGACCGATGGTTGAGCTCTTCTGGCGATTGGTCGACCATCTGGTCACCGCGTGGGTTCTCCGACAGGACAACGACGGATCGAAGCGCGCGGCCATCGAGGACAGCGATCGTGCCGCGCAAGAGGAGCTCGCCGAGATCCGCCGGCAGCAAGCGCAGAAGACGAGCAACTGATGTTGCGCGGCCTCGACGCCTCGGCGTGTCAGGACCTCCTCCCATACGCGTCCCTCGAGGCGGACATGCGGTTCGTGATCCTCAAGGCGCAACAGGGCAACGACGGCTTCGACCCGTTCTTCATCCGGAATGTTCAGGGCGCGATCCGTCGCGGCCTAGAGCCCTTCGCTTATTGCTTCGCTTATCCCCTGCCGCACCTCGACCCGAAGGCCCAGGCGCAGCTGTTCGTCCAGCGCGTCGGCCTCGCGTGGCCCGAGCTCGCAAAGCGGCCGCTGTTCCTCGACTACGAATGGCCGATGCCCACGCAATGGAAGCGGTGGGGGTGTACGGCCAAGCAGATCAGCGAATGGTGCGCGGCCAATGCCGAGGAGGTCGAGCGCTACAGCGGTCGAACGCCCGTGATCTACACCTACCCCGATTGGTGGGCGAACGTGTCGAAGGCGGACGTCTCCTGGGCCTCGCTGTACCCATTGTGGTTGGCCTCGTACCGAAGCGGTTGGCCGAAGGACGGCGACGGACCGAAGCTGCCCAAACCTTGGGCCGGGTGGCTCTTCTGGCAGTTCGACGGTAACGGAGGGCTCCGCTTGCCGAATGGCGTGGATGCCGACTTCTGCGTGTTCAACGGCGACGAGGCCGCGCTGCAGACGTTCATCAAGGGGCCGGGTGGGCCGGTCGACGTCGTGGAGGGTTCTGCAGCGGAGACGGTCGCTACCAGACCGTGACCGCACGGCTCATTTCTGTTCCGTCTTGATGTGGAACCACGCGCCCTCGGCCTTGATGTTCAGCTCGGTCGGACCGTCCGGGAAATCGAATTTGAGAGCGCACATGAACTTCCCATGTGGCGGCACGGAGCCGTCGCACTTGGATTTCAGGAGGTCGAGCTTCCCGGGCGTGCCCTCGATGGTCGTTGCCTGAAATGAGAGCATGGACGAGACGTGTTTCTCCTGATCGCCATCGTTCTTCAGCCCGAAGACCGTGATGACAGACTTCCCGACCGTGCTTGCGTTCGAGAACATGACCTGGACGTCGTTCCCGTTCTTGATGGTCTGGGGCGCATCAATAGTGTCTGCTTTCTTGGCCACGGGGGCGGCCGCAACAACGGTTGACGTGGAAGGGACAGGCCCCCAGCTAGGGGCTTCTTTCTTCGAGCAGCCCATGAGTCCCACAACCAGCACTGCCATCATCACGTTCTTCATTCTAGCCTCCACTCTGTTGATGATTAGACGGCCTCCCGGTCGCGTCGGTGCAGAGCCGGTGCAGTATTTTTCTCAAGACCCCTAGTTTTCTCGGCAGATCTGCTACATGTGCGGGGATTGAAAATCCCCGTGTCGGCAGTTCGATTCTGTCTCTGGGCACGAGAAAACCAGGGAATTCTTGCTGGAAGGTCCTTCCAGATAAGGCGCCGTTTGCATCGAGCGGTGCAGATTGGTGCAGAGCCGGTGCAGAGTGCTCATCGGGATAGGTTCGACCATGTCCTGCCGTCGCCCCAGTGCGAGCCGCGATGATGCAGTGGAAGCTCGCACTGCACCCCGCCACCCGTCCCCTTCCGGACGGCCAAACAGATGCCTCGGGCCTCGGGCCGCACCGTCGCCCTTTCTGACGGGGTCAGCGGGTCATCATTTTCGTCATTGATCATCCCAACCTCTCCTTCAATAACACGCCCAACCGGTCCGCCGAGATCCGTCCGTACACCCTTTCGACCATGCGCGAATCGCGATGTCCGAGGTACACGCCGATCAACGACGTCTCGACGCCCTTCGAACGAAGCAGCGTGGCCACCGACCGCCGCAGGTCATTCGGCGAGCACTTCGCGATGCCGGCGCGCTCGCATGCCTCGTGCAGGTCGCGACGCACGTTCGTCCACCTCTCGAAGGGGATGTATGGCAACGCGATGCCGAGCAGCGGCCTCATGAAGCTGACCACGGGCACGTAGCGATCCCTCGTCGTGCGCTTCGTGCCTCGCAGGTGCACGGTCCACTTCTTCTGGTCGACGTCTCCCGGCCGCACGTCCTGCACCTCGGACGGATACGTCGCCCCCGTCGCGAGCAAGAACGCCACGACGGCCCGTCGTTTCGGGTACTCATCGAGCGCACCGAGGAGTAGACCGATCTCGTGCTCGCTCAGCGCCCTTTCCTTCGGCCGGTACTTCAGGCTGAAGTTCAGCGGCATCACCTCATCCACGGGAGGGCACTCGTACCCGTTCCGGCGTGCGAGCTTCAGCGCACCGCGGAGGGTACTGAGCTCCTTCCCGATCGTGGTGCGCTCGGTGCCCTCTTTCAGACGCACCGCGATGTAGTCGTCGACCACCTCGGCCGTGATCGAGGACAGCGGCGACTCGCCAACGAGCAAGCGCTCGAGCGCCCGCCCTTTGACCGTCAGGCAGTGAATCGTGCCCTCCGCTCTGCCAGCCGTGCGGCGCTCGCCTCTTCTGGCGTCGAGGGCGTCGTGGAGGCTGATCTGAGGCTTCCCGGGTCGGAGGTCGGCCTTGATCCGTTCGAGGTACCAGAGGTGCGCGAGTCGCTCGTCCGTCTGTCGCGTGGTCTCGCGCAGCCTGCGCCCGCGCTCGACCGGGATGAACGCCCACCATACTTTGCTCCCAGCGAAGCGGAAGAGGTGGGGGAATCGCTTGGAGCGTACGTATTGCGAGTCAGCCATGCCTCGAAGGCTACACGGGACACGCGAATCCTCCTACGCTCGCCGCCGTCGCCGACGACCACGTGCACGCATTGCTTTGCAATCTCGTGCGCTCGCGAGAGGGAGACGCCGAGCTCGGCGGCGATGTCTCTAGGGGTCAGGTGCATTCGAAGGTGAATTTCCGTTTTCGGAACTTCAGACCAATAATGGCTACGCCCGCGCCTTCGCGTTCAACGCCACAGTGAGCATCGCGCACTCATCCCGTACCTTGACCAACTCTTCGACGACCGCACGCAGCATCACGGCGGTCATCTCGGCTGTGATGAGGGCATCTCGGGCGTCTTGCCTGGCCTTACGAGCTTCCTCGAGAAGCTCAGTACAACGCCGCTGGGTCGCCGTGAGGTTCTCGAGCGTTGCGAGGTAGTCTTGATAGATGCTCATGGTCGTGTGTCCTCGACGTAACCGTCACCATTGCATGAGGTGCAAGGCCCCGCCCAAAGCGGAGTGCCCTTACATCGATGGCACACCACGGCCCACATCGCGCGCCCGCGTTTGCCTATCGCACGGACCCGTTTGACTTGTTCGCCTCGCTTCTTCCCAGGCGCCCAGTGCCAGACTACGAAAGGGCCGCCATGGATCGTGACTGGGCCGCTCTTCTGGTCCGCCGACAACTCGCCCGCTCGCCAAAAGGCGGCGTCAATCGTCGCGGTCTCCTCTTCGTATTCGTCGAGGGTGTGGGGTCTCGCGATGTAGTAAGGCATCACTGAAACTCCGGGTACTCGGACATGACTCGCGCCAGCCCTGCGGCGAGGTCCGGCCGGCGCTCGGTCTGGGGCTCCTCGTCATCATCGAAAGCCTTCGGGTCCACGAGGGCGAGCACGTCCACCTTGATCGTGGGACGTGAAAGTCGCGGGCGTGTACCCGACGGCGACGGGGAACGGATCATGTACTTCATGCTGCCCTCGGGCTTGGGAGTGTTGGTGTAACTGGCGCAGGGATCGTGGACACGGTCGGACACGGCTCGGTGTCCGTGAACGAGCTCGGCGGGATGATGTCTGTACGACGCATGTACTCGCTCGTCTGCCACGCGAGCTCTTCGTGCAGCTCAACGAGCGCGCAGTACTCCTCGAACGAGGGCGAGTGCTCGGCGATGATGTTGCGGATATCGTCGCGGCGGCTCATACGGCCTCCGCGGAGTCGCTCGAGTCTCGAACCCAGATGGGGGACTTGCACGTCTTTCCGCGCTTCGAGTCGAGGAGGTAAAACGCTTGCTGCGGCGGTTCCGGCGTGGCCTTGATCGCCATCGCGTAGGCGTTGTAGCCGATGACTGATCCGTTCACGAGGATGCGCCCGGTGTCGATGTACTGATGCCAATGCCCGAAGTGGTGGTAGTGGCACTTCGCCGCGAGGTCCCATTGCGCGGCCGCCTTGTTCAGCGGGATCGTGATACCGCCCACGCCGCCTTGGTAATTCGCCTCGTCGCCGTGGTGAAAGTGGAGGTCCCAATCGTAGACGTGGACGTACTGATGCGCGCTCTTATCCGCGAGGATCTTCACCCGCGGCTCGTCCGCGTAGTGCAGCGCGAGGAACTGATACAACGCCCATTCGTAGTTGTGTATCGCGCCAAGGGAGCGATACGGCTTGTGCGTACTCCTCCCGTGGTTGCCGTATGAGCATGGGATGAGGATGCGCTCGAGCTTCGAATCGGCGAGGAGCCGGTCGATGCCGGAGACGAGGCGCGGGCGCCACCACAGCATCATTTCGAACGGCGAGCCCTTCGTGTTCTCTTTGAGCTCCTCGTGGATGTGCCCGCTTGAGAGGTCACCCGTGATGGAAAAGACGACATCGCGGATCTGGAAAGCATGTCGATGGAACTTGATGAGCCATTCGACGGCGGCGAAGTATCGCGCGATCGAGCGGTCCGCGATGTTGATGTCGTAGCGATTCGGATACGGCGTCTCGCCTGGACGAACGGGCTCCTCGGCGTGGACGTCGCTGAGCATGAAGACTGCGGTTGCCTCGCGCATGCCGGACTTGAGCTCTCGGCGCTTGATGACCGGAAGCGGTGTCGACGTCGCGGCGGCGATCGCGTCGAGTGCGCCGCGTGTGGACGTCAGATCCTTGAGGAGTGTCTCGCTCCGAGCCCTTTCGGTCCTAAGCTGCGTTCGAAGCGTGTGCTCCTCGAGAGGCTCGAGGACGGGCGCACCCTTGGCGCTGACGCCGGGGAATCGCCCGGACTCGTACTGTCGCTGAATGGCCTTTGGTGTCGTCCCAAGCGACTTCGCCGCTTCGGCGAATCCCTGGGCGAGGGAAGGCGCGCGGGCGAGGATCACACGGGCCGTTTCGAGATGCTCGATTGTCCACTTCATGACGGCACCTTTGGAAATTCGAAACCGAGGTCCTTGAGAAAGCGATGGAGATGAGGCGTCATCGCTACGACGAAGTCCTCCTCGAGCTTGTCTTCCGCGAAGAACTTCCCGCGGCCGCAGAGCCAGATCAGTGCGTGCAGCACCTCATGGAGGAAGTAGTCTTCGCGCTGCTCGGCGCTCTGGTCCGACGATATGTAGATCTTCCCGTCGTAGTAGGAGCACGTGCCGCCCTTGTGCTCGCCCTCGTGGACGAGGTGCTTGCTCTTCGGGCCGACGATGTACGCGGTCCACTTCTGGCCGCCGAGAAAGAAGCGGCGATAGACCTTCACGACGGCACCGGACACGGCGTGGGGCATTGGCACATGTCGTGTCCGCACACGGCGCAGTATCGGTCCTCGTCCGGCTCGAACGCGGTCGGATTGTCGTGCCCGACCTCGACGCTCAGCATGAAGAGAATGCAGCACGCCGCGTGGGCGAGGTGTGGCAAGCCGCTCTCAGGGTCGTGGGTCTCGCCGCGCGCACGCGCCCAGAGGTGTCGCAACGCCGCGCCATAGTAGCGCGATACTGGCCGAACGTTCTGCCAGTTGTTCTCGTCGTATTTCTTGGCGCCGTAGGTGACGACCTCGGCGACCTCGAGGAGCGCGCCGATGGGGAGCAGATCGACACGGAGCTTCTCGGAATCGAACTTACGCCCGGGGCCCATCAATGCACCTCCTCAAACCGGTGATCACCATTGAGGCGGTACTTTTTCCCCGCTTCAATCCCGTCTTCGCCCGGATATCCGACAACCAACCGATATCGATTACTGTCCCAATATCGGAGAACGATTATGCCATCATTGCCCGCCGTCGCCGTGCCGTCATTGCCCGCCGTCGCCGTGCCGTCATTGCCCGCCGTCGCCGTGCCGTCATTGCCCGCCGTCGCCGTGCCACCATGGCCCGCCGTCGCCGTGCCGTCATTGCCCGCCGTCGCCGTGCCACCATGGCCCGCCGTCGCCGTACCGCGATAGCCCGCTGTCGCCGTGCCGTCATTGCCCGCCGTCGCCGTACCGCGATAGCCCGCTGTCGCCGTGCCGTCATTGCCCGCCGTCGCCGTGCCACCATGGCCCGCCGTCGCCG